AATCGGCATGTACCCTTGGCTGAGGTACCACCGCGCGGCGTCGAGCAGGTTGCGCTCGTCCTGCGCCATCAGAAGGGAATCTCCTCGTTGGGGATTCCCATCGTCGTGCCTACCGGGTCCAGTGCGACGTCCTCTGGCAGTCCTTCCTCGCTCTCCAAGCGCGGCGGCTTCGCGCCCAGCGCGTGCCCCACAATGCGATCGAACTTCTCACCGGCTTTCTTCTCGACCGTGATTCGCGTCGTGGACGCCAGCGCGCCGGCGTTCGCCAGATCGACCGCCTCCTCGACCGTGCCGGGCACCGGCTCGTTCGATCGTGCGCGCCACCACGCCTCGGCCTTCTGTCGCGCGTAACCCGAATGCTCAAGGCAAACCCATTCGCGGAACCAGCGATTGAGGCCGCACTGATACTCGACGCGCATGGTCGGCGGCGCTCCCCCGGATGGATCGTCGCGCTTGTAATGGATGTGATACGACACCTCTGAGACGGTCTCGTCCCAGCGCGAGGTCTGGCCGGAGAGAATGCCTTCGCTGCTTGCCGTAGCGTCATGCTTCTGCCGCTCGGGCGGCGGGAACTCGTATCCGCACTCGGGGCACGTCGCGTAGCCAGCGGCGATGACGGCATGGCACTGCGGACACTCCTTCGCCGGTGCCTCGCCGCCCCCGGAAGCGTTCGGCTCACGCACCTTGATGTGATCCACCGGGCCATGCCGCAGCACGTTGCCGCCGAAGTCGAGCACGAGGCAGTCGGTCTTGCCCGGATGCAGCCGGAAGCCGCGACCGACCATCTGGTAGTACAAGCCCGGCGAAAGCGTCGGCCGGAGCAGCGCGACGCAGTCCACGTTCGGCGCATCAAAGCCCGTGGTCAGCACGTTGACGTTCGCCAGGTACTTCAGCTCGCCGCGCTTGAACCGGCCGATGAGATCATCGCGTTCCTTCCTCGGTGTGTTGCCCTCGACGAATCCGCACTCGACGCCGTGCCGCCCCCGGAGGACGCGAGCCACGTGCTCACCGTGACGAACGCCGGATGCGAAGATCAACACCGATCGCCGGTCCTTGGTGTGCTCGATGACCTCGGCGCACGCGGCGTCCACCAGCGCGTCGGTGTCCATGAGGTCCTCGACCTCCCCCGGAATGAACTCGCCGCCGCGCACATGCAGTTCGCTGGTGTCCACCTTCGCAGCGCCGGCCTTGGTGCGAAGCTGCGAGAGCCAGCCCTGGACGATGAGCTCGCGCACGCCGATCTCGTAGCAGATCTCGTTGAGGAAGTTCTCCGGCGCGCAGATCGTCCCGGTCTTCATTCGGAACGGCGTGGCGGTCAGGCCGATAACCCGCACGTTCGGATTGACGACCTTCGCGTCCGCCAGGAACTGCCGGTACATGCCCTCGCCGTCGGGTGGAATGAGATGCGCCTCATCGACGATGACCAGATCGACAGAGCCGAGATCGCAGGCGCGCTGGTAGATCGACTGGATGCCGGCGATGGTGACGGCGTAGCCCAGGTCCTTGCGCTTGAGGCCGGCGGAGTAGATGCCGACGGGCACGTCAGGCGCGATGGCGCGGAGTTTGTCCGCCGCCTGCTCGAGCAATTCCTTGACGTGCGCGAGGATGACGACGCGGCCGTTCCAAAGATTGACCGCGTCGCGGCAGATCGTGGCGATCACGGGCGTCTTGCCGCCGCCGGTGGGGATGACCACGCAGGGGTTGTCATCGCGCCGGCGGAGGAAGTCGTAGACCGCTTCGACGGCGTCACGCTGATAGAGGCGAAGCTGCATGGTCCGTCCGCCGCTCCTCCGTCAGAAGTGCCATCACTTTCTCGGCCAACGCCGGCAGGGCTTTGAGTTCCAGCGCGATGAGCCATTCGGATCGGTTGCGGCGGAACAACAGAACCGGCATGCGCTCGCCAGCGTCGCGGACCGCCTGCTCCCACCATCGCCAGAACTCGATGCGCTCGGCGCGCTTGACTTCGAAGCGCACTCCCGGAAGGGGCGACATCACGTCGTCGGCTGCAGAGATGCCGTTGCGCGCGCATCGCTCGCACGGAGCGTTGAATACTGCCCGCAGGATCGCCGCTGCCTCGCGCTCACCTCGTGCGCCCTTGCTTCGACTGTTCATTGGCGCTTCCAGGGCGGCGTGCTCCCGGCACCATTGGCCGTCGGCGCAGGCCGCGACAGTCCGGGGGCGGGTGCGGCGCTGTCGCGCTTCGCGTACCCCTTGATGACGTTGGTGATGTCGCCGGTGTCATCGCGCTTCTTGCAGCCGACGCTGATCACCAGCGGCAGGTTGTGCAGTTCGACCGAGTCGTTGGGCTTCATCACGCCGACGGCACGGCAGATGGCCGACAACTCGCCCTTGGCGATCTTGACGGTCGTCTCGTTGGGGTTTTGCATGTTGAGCCGCGCCCAGATCAACCGGCCCTTGTTCGGACCATCGATGATCTGGAACGTGAGCTGCAGGTAACTGCCCACGCCGGACTTCGTCGGCTTGGTCTCCGACTCCGTGATGATGGCCAGGTACTTCCCGGCCGGGATCGCGTCGAATCCGACGTTCGGATCGACATCGTGCGCGTTGAATCCATTCAGGGTCGCCATGATCACGCTCCTTGTTCAGCAGGCGATTCGGTTGTTGCGAGAGGGTTCTCGCCGCGCACGAACGCGGCGTAGAGGCGGTAGTCGAGGGGGAACTCGTCGGGCAGGTTGAGGCGGTTCTTGGCCAGGTGCGCCGGCCGTTCGGTCGTGCGGATAATCCGCTCGCCGGTACCGATGCCCTGCGTGCGCTTGCGGTCGAAGCCCTGATCCGTGGTCTTGGTGTGGACCTTGTACGTGGCGAAGAGAACCTCGTCGGCCCACTCCTGCACGAGCGCTGAAGCCTGTTTCTGCAGACGCGGGATGTAGCGGTCGTAGGAGTCGGTCTCGGGGTTGGCGAACTTCTCGATCGCCGCGTGCGCGATGGCAATCACCTGCATCCCGCGATCATTGCGGAGCGCGTCGAGCCCGCTCAGCACCTCGCGCCACTGCGTGAGCGCGAACACGTAACCCTTCGCGTACCCGATGTCCTCGATCGATTCGACGCCGCGCTTCTGGCACACCTCGGCAAAGATCAGGCGCTCCAGCCAGTCGAGTGAGTCGATCACCACGGTCTGGTAGTCGTGCTCATCCGAGTACAGCGCCGACAGCGCGCCGACGACGTTGCCGTACTTGGTCGCCAGCGGGAAGCGATCGGTTTCGATGTCGTTGAGACCTTCCTCGGTCTGGATGAAGATGGGCCTCTCCGCCATCGCGCCGAAGGTGCTCTTGCCGACGCCGTGGACGCCGTAGAGCAGCACGCGACGCGGCTGCGCAGCGCGGCCCTTCTGAATCTGTTGCAGGAGTGTCATTCGATGTCCTCTGCTGCTGGGTGATGATCGAAATGGAGCGGGCGGGCACGGGGAGTCCGGCCTGCAGTGGCGAGTGATGGCCATCCGTGGCACGCCATCCCGCCCGCTCCGATTCGCGGATTACGCTTGCTCGAATAGAGAGGTGGACTCGTTGCTTGCTCTCTCTACATCTGCAGCAGGCCGCGATCTGTCGCACGGCGGATTCAAGTTGTCGGTGACAAGTTGAAGGTCGAGAGCACGTCGCGCATGGCAGCGATGTCGCGATAGATCGTGGCGCGGTGAACGCCGCGCTCGGCGGCAATCTCTTGCTTCGTCTGGTTCTTGAGCGCTTCGGCGAGTTGCTGCTGGCGTCTGTTGAGCCCCGATAGTCGCTGACGGAGATCGAGGACGAGGTCCTGGGCCGATGGTTCGCACCAGCGAGGCGCGCGCGGCGCGAATGCCCGACCGTCTCGCTGAAGTTGACTCAGCACCATCGGGGCGCGCGCGGGACAGCGGCGCTTGTTGCGGATGGACCGCTTGAAGTTCGCCACTTCGAGTTCAATCACACCGCACACAAACGTGCGGGGCTTCGCCTTGCGTGGGTCGTAGCGCGCTGCTGCCGCGCAGATCGCAGTCAGGAGGTCCTGTCGCAGGTCGTCTTGGTCGTGCCGCTTGAGGCCATACGTACGCGCCGTCTGAGCCACGTGGTAGTCCACGCGCTCATAGGCGTAGGCGTCGATCAGATTGTGCGGGGTGGCTGCCTTGGACTGAGTGGGTGATTCGTAGGTCGGGTCCATCGATTGACTCCCTGTGCCGTCGCATCCGTTGCGACGTGAACAGGCGGAGTCTCTGGAGCACCGACCTTCCGATCAGTCCTGACTAGTCATGACTTGGAGAGGATTTCTGCGGCCCGCTGCCCATCCTCCGTGAGAAAGTAGCCGCCGCGCCGGCCGTGGTGACGACCGTTGTCCACGAAGCCGGATTTCTTCAACGTGGACATTGCCGTCTTGAAGGAGGTGTCGTAGCTGTATCCCGCCCATTTGGACAACTGCTCCTGGCTGGGTTGATTCGGAGCTTGATTCCCGAATACCTTCTTCTCCGCCAGGGCTTGCAGGGCGCATCGCTCCATTTCCTTCAATGCACGCGCCCGTTCGACAAGTGCGTCGTTGTCGCGTTCACGGCCGCTCTGTGCCACCGAGCGATTCTCGCACGAACGGACGGCAATGCTGAAGTCATTGAGGAGGCGATCTGCCGGCGAGACTGCACTGATCCGTCCGTGCTTGTTGAAGGCAACCGTATCGCACATTGGCAGGTGCAGTGCCGGATGGTGTCTCAGCATCGTCTCCGCCGCCACATCATCGAGGTGCAGAGGCGTCAAGAGCACCACAGGGTCGCGGGCTTGCGCAATCAACCTGTGAATCGCATCGAGTTGCGAGGCACTGTCCTGGCCGAACGAGAAGTACACGGGACAGCGCGACGTTGTGGTCGGTCGATGGGCGCCAATGCGCCGGCAATGGCCAGTCTGATCTGGACTGGTATCTAACTCGAACCCGAAGGCGTTGCACAAGCAACGACTGAGCTTGCGCAGGTCGATGCGGTATGCGAGTACGTTGGATTCCAAGAGGAGCTGAGGTGGTCCGCCAATGGGGTCGACCGCGACAATCTGCTGACCTTCATCGACCAACTCCAGTGGCGGACCGCTGCGGCCGCCGAGGCGCGGATACGACGACACCCGGCTGCCTGTCCTCACGAGAAACGGCGCGGCGAAGGGGAACTCGTCTGCGAGCAGCTCCCTCAATTCAGCCTCCACCGTCGCCAGATCATTGAGGCTGTTCAGCGCCGACCAGAATCGGCTTAGCTTCCACCATTGATCCTTGTCGGCCATGCGCGGCTCCATTTGTGCGTACCACGACGAAGCCTCGCTCTGTCAGCCAGTGCGTGACACAGCCACGGTCGTCGTCTCGCCTGAACGTGGCGTTGTGCGGCGTGAGCTTCACTCGTCGCGTGTTCGTGCTGTCGCTGAACTTGATCTCGAAGACGGCCTTGATGATCTTGGGGCGCTGCGGCATCGACTTCCCCCGGTTCCGAAGTCCCTTGAAGATGTCCTTCGACTTGCGCACCTCCGTCTCGATCGGGTCACCAGGCCAGAGGTAATGCACCTCGACGAGGCGAATCTCGTCGATGCCTGGAATGTCGTCGCACTTCAACGATCCCTCGCCGTCAACGCGAAGCGGATCGAGCGTGTGCTTGTCTGCCTCACCGAAGAACTCCGGGTCGCCAACAAGGTGCTCGCCGAAGACGCGGCAGTACAGCTTCTTCTCCCCAACGGTCGCGGCATGCAAGCTGAGTTCGCCGAGGGTCTTCTCGTACACGACCACGTCGTACTTCATGGGTCGATACAGCAGACTTGGATGCGTCTGGTTGTCGACCTCCTCTCGCCGCAGCGGCTCGCCGTGCTTCACGAGGAACAGGATGCGATCGGACTCCGGGAACGCACGAACCTCGCAGCGATCGCCGCGCTTCTTCTGCATGAACCATTCCGCGAGTTGCTTCTCCATCTCTCGCAGCACCTTTGGAGACGGCTCTCCGCATTGCGGAACCGCCTGGTCGGCGGCGCGCATCGGGAAGTAGTCGAATGATCGCGGACGGTGGACGTACTGCCGCGCCTGCTGTTGTTCGAGCAGAGTCGGATTGGCAAGCCAGACGGTCAGTGCAACATCCGCCGGCGTGTGGTCATCGCCCGACATATCGATGTCCATGCCTGACACCGCCTCCAGCAGCGCGTTCAATCCCTCGTCGGTGGAGAGATCTGCCAGCAGGTACAGCGCGTCCACGAGTTCGAGCGGAGGGTCGTGCGCCGGTGACGCCAGCACGGTGCTGAGACGGTCGTAGTCGATCTCCTCTTCACCATCGGGGTCGGGAATGGTGGCCCCGCATCGGGAGAGGTAGTCCTCGAACCGCCTCAGGAACTGGATGAAGCGATGCCTCTCGATGCCTCGCAGCACCTTTGGCTCGGTGAATCGACGCGTGTTGAAGGCTGGCATCGGATCGTGCTCCTTGAATGAATGGATGGCGGTTACCGGTCGTGGGAGACCGCCAGGCCCTGTCCAGGCGGGCTGCGACATGCTATGCTACCGCAGAGGTTGACAAACCGCTACTGCGGGATAGACTACATGTCGAAGGATACTGGACCACTACCGGATCGTGCCAGCGTCGCCGGCTTCCTGATGGCCTTCAAACTGGCGATCGACTACGACCGGTGTTCGTTTCGAGGACGCCCACGGACAGAGCAGGACCTGATTGACCTGAACCTGACGAAGCGCCAAGCGATGGACCTGATTCGTGAGTTGACGCCGGACAACTACAGCTCCGGCCCCCTCGCCAGATGACACCGACCAGACCAAGGAGGTCTGGGTGTTTGGAAGCCGAACCGAAGGCATGGAGGTCTACATCAAGCTCAGACTCAACCCGACGAGGCGCGGTGAGATGCCTCGGGGAACCATCTGGTCCTTCCACAAGGCCGAGCATCCGATGCGCTACCCGCTTCGAGGAGGTGGCTAATGGAACGGACGATCTATTGCCCAGGCTGCGAGTGCGACCGCGTGTTCCGCTCCGATGAGCGTGTGCACGAGTACGACGTGCGCGGCGAGAAGGTCTCGCTGACCGTCCCCCAATGGGTGTGCGCTGAATGCGGCGAGTCGATTGTTGACGAGTCGTTCGGCGATCCCGTTGCCCGCGCATTCGATGCCTACCGCGAGAAGCACGGCCTGCTCGCCGCGTCCGAGATACAGCGGATTCGTGAGCAGTGGGGATTGAGCCAGGTCGCGTTCGCCACATTGCTGGGGATGAGTCCCGCGACAATCAACCGCTACGAGCAAGGCTCACTTCAACAGGAGAAGGAGGACGAGCTCGTTCGCGCGTGCGACAACCCAGAGTTCATGCGCGATCTCCTGCGTCGACGTGGAGCCCTGCTCTCAGAGCGACAGCGACAGACGGCGGAAGCCAAGCTGGGCCTGCGGCCCGGCGCACGCGTGGCGTACTGGGAGAGCGGCTTCTATGAGTCGATGCCGGTTGAGGTCTCGAAGCGAAGCGGCTTCCGCGCTTTCGACTTTGATCGGTACGCGGCTGTCGTGGCCTGGCTCTGCAAGAATGTTCAGCTCGTCACGCAGACGAAGCTCTACAAGCTTCTGTTCTACGCGGACTTCCTGAGCTTTCGAGCCACGTCGCGCTCGCTCACCGGAGCGCTCTACCGCCAAATGCCCTACGGTCCTGTTCCTGTTGGCTTCAGCGGCCTGCGTGCGCAGCTGGAGGATGACGACGTCGTCATGGTCAACGAAGTCGCCTTCCAGAATGACAATACTGGCGAGGTGTTCCGGCCGGGCGCCAATGCGGAAGCCACCCTCAGCCTGCTTACTGACGAGGACATTCGAGTTCTGAAGTACGTGCGCGACCGCTTGGGGAGCTTGACACCGTCACAGATCAGCGACAAGTCTCACGAGGAGTCGGCATGGCGCGACACGCCATCAAAGGGAATCATCAGTTACGAGAAGGCCGGGGAGCTCTCGCTTGCGCTCCCGATCGCCTGAGGAGTTTCAAATGGCAAAGCAGAGCAACACTCACCATGTGACCTATGACAAGAACGCCGACGACTGGAAAGTGGTTCGCGGCGGTGCCGACCGTGCCGCTGGGCGCTTCGACACGAAGCAGCAGGCGATCGACGCCGGTCGCGAGATCAGCCGCAATCAGGGGACAGAGTTGAAGATTCACAACAGGGACGGCAAGATCGCGCAATCGGACAGCCACGGCAACGATCCTCATCCACCCAAGGGCTGACCGATCGCGTTCCACAGGCGTCGCTGCTCTCGCCAGTCCGTAATCGCGACGAGTGACCGCAGGTCGGTCTCGACGATCGGGTCGCGTCCGCGAGTCACACGCGGCAGGTTCAGGATCGCCTCCTGAATGTCCGGCGCGAGCAGCAGCAGGTTCATGATCTGCGTCATCCGCGCCCGTGTGACATGCCCGACGCGTGCTGCCTCGGCTTGATCCGCGATCGCGCAGCACGCGATCAAGCCGTCGATCTTGATGGCCAGAGCCATGAGACGGGCGACGCGCGGGACGCGCCCCTCGTCTGTGACCTTGGGGATCGGCTTTGGTCCCTCGGCGATCTCACGCCGGCCGCGATTCCGCATCGAGAAGTGAATCTGCTTCGTCACCGTCACGCTGGGCATGCTGCTTCCTCCGTTGCCTCGTCCTCCGCTGCGTGGAACGAGACGCTGATGGTCTCATTGGCCGCGTCGTATTCGACCTCGCGGACGAGCAGGTGTACGAGCCGCTCGCGCTCGACGGCGGTGAGCGCCTCCCACATCGGGTCGAATGCCTCCAGCGCGCCAGCCAGTTCGTCCTCGTCGAGCAAGCGCTCGTGCATAGCGGCGATTCTCGCGTCAAGGCGACGCTTGTCCGCCAGGAGCGCCCGAATCTCTTCGCGCAGTCCGCTCGCACGTGCGGTCGAGCCGTTCCGCTCGCGGCCGGAATCCACAATTACCCGCAACTCTTCGCGCGCTGCGGACAGACGCTGATCCACGCCGGCGCGTTCGGCCTCCAACTCTGCCGTGCGATCGTGCAAGTGTTCTTGAGCCCGCCGCACCGACTCAACCATCAACCCGTCGTCTCGCCCGAGCGACCGAATCTGGTCGATGACGAATCGCTCGAGTTCTTGCGCCGGCAGCGATGGCCCGGCGCACTCGTTCCAGCCGCGCTTCTGTGCCCGAACGCACACGTAGTACCGATAGCGCTTCTCCGCGCCGGACTTCGTCCGATCGGACGCATAGTGATGGATCATTCCGCACCCGCACGCCTTGCAACGGACGAGCCCCTTGAGCAGCGCGCCGTGCTTGTTGCCGCCGCCACGGCAGTCGGCGCTGCGGTTGGCCTTGAGCGCCCGGGCCACGCGGGTGAAGAGGTCCTCATCAACGATCGCCTCGTGCTGGCCGTCGTACACCTCGTCCTTGTGCTTCACCTTGCCAAGGTAGGCGACGTTGGTCAGGAGCCCGAAGAGCTGCGACTTGTCGAACCCGCGTCCTCCCTGCGGCTTGCCGGCTTTCGTCGTCCATACCTTGTTGGCCCAGCCCATCTCGTCAAGGCGATGGATCGTCTGCGAGACTGAGCCGCACTCGAGGTACAACTCGAAGATGCGCTGGACGCGGTCCGCTTCCTCTCGGTTGACCACGAGCCGGTTGCCTCCGGGAAGGCGCTCGATGTCGTAGCCGAGGATCGGCCGTCCTCCGCCCCACATGCCCTTGCGCTTCGCAGCCGCGATCTTGTCGCGGGTGCGCTCGGAGATGATCTCGCGCTCGAACTGCGCGAACGAGAGCAGGACGTTCAGCATCAGCCGCCCCATCGAGTTGGCGGTGTTGAACTGCTGCGTCACCGAGACGAACGACACGCCGTGCTTCTCAAACGTCTCCATCATCCGGGCGAAGTCGATGAGCGAGCGGCTGAGGCGATCCACCTTGTAGACGACGACACAGTCAACCAGGCCGGCTTCGATGTCGGCCATGAGTTGCTGGACCGCTGGCCGGTCCATATTGCCGCCCGTGAATCCGCCGTCGTCGTAGCGCATGGGCAGGCAGACCCAGCCCTCGGCGCGCTGGCTCGCGATGAACGCTTCGGCCGCCTCGCGCTGCGCATCCAGGGAGTTGAAATCCTGCTCCAGACCATCCTCGCTGCTCTTGCGCGTGTAGATGGCGCAGCGGACCTGCTTGGCCTGCGGAGGATTCCGGGGGTGCCCATTCGATGTGTCGCGGCCGCGTCGGCTCATACGCTCGGCTCCTGCTTGCCATTCCGGGGGTTCTTCGTCAAGCCAAAGAAGAGCAGGCCATTCCAGTGCGAGCCGCTGATCGCGTGGGCCACGGCGCTGAGCGAGCGGTACACCTCGCCGTCGTACTCGAAGCCGTTCGACAGCACGGTCACCTTGTACTCGTGTCCCTTGAAGCGCCGGGCGAGCACCGTGCCGGGCGGCGGGATGCGCTCGTCGCGCTGGTTCGCGAGCCGTCCCGTGACCACGGTCCCGTCGCGGTTCGTCGGCGTCATCGGCACGTCCGGCGGCCGCACGCGAAGGTCGGCGTCGCGGGCGAGTTCACGCGCCCGCTCGCGGGAGCGTTCAATCGCACGCGTGGCCAGGTCGCCTTCAGCGAGCGCCTGAATCCGCCACGCCACGCGGCGCAGGAGCCACTGGCGGTTGCCCGACCGCGCCGGTTCGCCGAAGACCTCGGCGAAGCGCTGCTGGAGCTGGCCGACCGTCATCCGTTCGAGCGCCGCGATCTGCTTCTTCACGTTCTCCGTTGTCGTCTCGATCATGCATGCTCTCCGGCCTTGGACTCGTTCCGATCGGGCACATTCCGGGGGCCGACCGTGTGGACACTGAGCCTCAATTCCGGGGAGAGTGCAAGGCCGGAAACGGCAGAATCTTCGGCAAAAACGATGCTTTCCGCGTTCGATTCCGCTCGCCCCGCGACGGCTCGGACGATGCCTGTGGCGATCAGGTCGGCCAGTTCCCGGCGTCTCTGTCTTGCCGACAAGCTCGTCGCGCGCGATGTCCTTGGCCGTGGCGCAGCCACGGCGTCCGTGCGTCCTTGCAT